CGCCATCTGCCAGTAGTCGACATAGGTAGGCGAGGGGACACAGAACCAGAAGGGAAGGGACCACCATAGGTAGGCGGTCTGGAACATTAGCGGTCGTCGCCGGACCCTGAGATAACCCCACGGGCACTACGACTCTGCAGCTTCTCAATGTTCCCCTCAGCGATGGAACCCAGGCTCAGACCAGCATCTGCAGCGATAGCCGCAACGAACCACAGGATGTCACCAAGTTCCTTCTTGATTACCTTGGGATCCAGCGGGTAATCGTCGCGGATACTCTTCGCGATGTAGCCACACACTTCGCCCACTTCAGCAGGGAGGCCCAAGAGGGCGTATTCCGTGGTTGCCGAAGGAAGGCGGAACGACATAGCGTCTTCCTGGTATAGGTTGAATCCGTTCATTTCTCTTCTCTCTTTAATCGTTACAGAAGTCGTTGTACCAGCAGACCAGAAAGGACTCGTAGTCCTTAGGGTGGAACCGATGGCCCTGTGGGTACTTGGCGCGATCCTTTAGGAACGCTAGGTAACATTGGGTCCAGATGTTCATTAAGCGCCTTTAAAGCGGTCATCAAGATCCGGGCGGTTCCCAATCATCCAGCTAGCGAACATAAGGCAGCACGAAGCGTGGTACAGGTGACTCTTACCGGACTCAGGGTCCAAGTCTTCTCCATTGTTGAATGCAGCCGTGTGACGGGCATGGGCATCCAGCAAGCGGGACACAGAGATCCCCTTACGCCAGTTGTGAGCCGCATACTTCTTCTCACCGAACGTAAGGACCTCAGCGACCCCAAGGAGCCACGAGGTATCCAAGAGGGACATACGGGCTTTGCCTTGGTCGTGCTTGGTTCCTTCGATGACTACTTGGGTAATGGGCATCCCACGCTTGTCTTCCCACGAAGGGTAGAACGTGTCCCGTGAATCGAGACAGGCGCCACAGTCGGTCCCCTCGGTGCTTCTCTCTATATGTTTGCAGCTGAAGCAAGACTTCACTGTGGCTTCCATAGAATTACCTCACTCTTCTCAAAGTCCCAATCAGAGGCATGCAGGATCCGAGCGCATCGCGCCTGTACCAATGCATCGTCTTCAGTGAGACCAGCTTTAATGTATGCGTGCTTCACTGTGTCCCAGTTAGCACCCTTGGTTTCCAAAAGTTTCTTTGCGGATACCGGACCAATACCAGGGCACCCAGGGAACCCATCGGTCACATCGCCAGTAAGCGTCTGCGTCAGGAACCATTCCCAAGCGTCCTTATCGGTAACCTGGATCTTCTTGCCGTTAAGCTTCTGATCGAGGTGCCAAAGGGTCCCTGGGATTGTCTTGAGGTCCTTGTCCATGGTGACGATCATCGTCTTACCCTTGAACTTGGTCGCTAGGATCCCCATGCAATCGTCAGCCTCGAGCGTAGGTTTCTCGAAGTGAGGATAGAGTTCCTTGGACCATTCCTTGAGGGCACCATAGCCCACAGGCTTACGGGACTTACGGTTCCCTTTGTACGGGGGATAGACCGTGGACCTAAAGTTATCCGAGGAGGTGTAGCAGAGCTTCAGTTCATCGCAGCCTGTGTCATCCACGAACTTCTGGATGTAGCCTTGGAAGAGTTCCTTGGCCCTGCCTACATCGGTATAGATCGACCAGACATCATCGCCCCAGTCGACCTCGGTCTCACAAGCTGCAGCAGCCCGGTAGCAAGGGATGTCAGCGTCAATCAGGAGGAGCATTAGGCTTCCTCGATCTTCAGGACAGCCTTGTACGACCCATGGCTCACCACTTCGATGATCTCTACTTCCTGACCATCCTGAGCGAACGCCTTCCAAGCAGCCAGGGCATCCTCGAAGGATTCGTAGGGATCCGTGGAAATCGCTGCGTCACTACGGCGGAAGAATCGGAATTCCTTGGGTACCGGGGTGGCCTCTACGTGCTTGAGACGCCAGCGGTACGCGTCAAAGGTACGACCCTGGGCCGTTTCCACGGTGACGATGTTGTCATACTTTTCGTGGTGCCCCACCACCGTGGCTTGCTCGCCCTGCTTGGCGAAATGCTTGTACTCCGCAGTGAACTCAACGCGATCCCCAACTTGAAACTCAGTGTTGTTGCTCATCTTCAAACTCCTGTTCATCAGCCCCGAGGGCATCATTGATTTGTCGTGTGCCATCTTCAAGGGCGAAGATCAGCGTCAGTGCTTCTTGTTCTTGCTCGAGGTCATACGGATCTATGGTCTCTGCGGTCACCTTGAACAGGGTCTCCAGCTTCACCTCAAACTCGTACTCCACGTCATCCACATCCACGCTCATGTAGAGCACGTCCCCATAGAGGTACGGGGTTACGGATACATCGGGTGCCTTAGGTTTCCTAGCCATTCAGTACCGCCAAGCCTTCTCGTGTGATAAGCCACTGGACTCCAAAGGTCCCTTGGGTTACCTCGGTTGTAATTAGGCCCAACGAAGCCGCCGCAGCTACCTCGTGAGCATGTTGTCGAGCAAAGTTGCCCTTGACGAACGGAGGGTCCGTCCAAGCTTTCATGAGTACCTCTTCAACCATGGGCTTTCCACTTACGGATCCAGAGGTACGCCACATGGCCGTAGATGCGAGCGAGCGTTGCACCATTGCAGCCTGTCTCTTCCCAATACTTCCGGGCCTCTGCATTGATGTGGGCGTAGCGCTCTAGGTTGGTCTTCACCGCATGCTCAGTGCCGTCGATACACTCAAGGTGCTCCACGTTCTGGCACGCGCGATTACCACACAGGTGATTGATTTCGAAGCCTTCAGGGATTGGTCCCTTGCGGGCACGCCAGATGAACCGGTGAAACATTTCAGCCTCACCGGACCAGCGCTTCCTGAAGTACCCGTCTTGGTTCATTCGGATGTTGAGGGGAACCAGACAGCCTCCATCCAGTTCCACGAAGCGAATTGCAATTGCAGGTCGTCCCATCTCAATGAGTCTCCGACCAATTTGAACCAGTCTTGTACTCAGCATCAACCGCGCACTTAAACTTAAAGTACTCGCCTGTCCGCTTTGCACACTCGACGGCCATCTTTCCGATCTCATCCTCGAGACCCTCGCGGGCACCAATCGCAAGCTCATCATGTATGAAGCCCATCAAGGTCCAGTCACCATCCCACCCGTACTTGTAGCCACGGGCCTCCGCTTCCATGCAGACCTCCAGTAGCCAACGCTTCGCAATGACAGCACCCGCACCTTGGAGCAGGGTGTTCAAGGCTGCGTGCTTATGACGAACAGGAACGCGACGACCATCGAGACCGATGAGGTACCCACGGTCTGCTGCTTTGTCGACAGCTTTCTTAAGCTTCCCAAGGGCAGGGAGCTTCTCTAGGAAGGACTCTTTCAGCTCCTTGCCCCGCTTTGCACCAGCACCAACGATGGAGCCGATCTTCGCGTCACCAGCACCATAGAGCCACCCATAAATAAACGTCTTCGCGTTATCACGAGTAGGGAGACCAGCGGCCTGTTGATTTACGGTGTGGATGTCTCCGTTGAGGATGACTCGTCCGTACTCTCCGTCGTCCCAGTGAGCCATGTAGTGCGCAAGGCAACGCAGTTCGATCCCGGATAGATCCACTCCCACTTGCTTGAATCCAGGGCGCACACCGTAAAGCGCTCGGCACTCTTTGCCCCACAAAGCGGACACAGAAGGTACTTGGGCAATGTTGGGCCACGAGTGAGTGCAGCGGCCTGTAACTGCACCGTTTGTATTGATGGAGTGATGGATATGGCCTTTGTGCTCAAGTTTGAGCCAAGCCTTGTCACCTTCCGCAAGCTGCCCAATTCGTTTCTCCAATAGGAAGTACTGAGCGAGGACCTGAGCCTCGGGATAATCCAGCTTCTCAAGGACCGTTTCGTCTACCTGAGGTTTCCCTGCGGGTGTAAAGGCCGTGGGTACCCATCCGTACTTCACCTTCAGACGATGGGCGATCTGGTCACGACTACCGGGATTGAACTCGGTGATCTTGTCCTTCAGGCGCTTACCAGTCTTCAGGGAGAACCGTTCTTCCACGAGGGGCGGGAAGGTTTCCATCATCAACTGACGGATAGCATCACGCTCTACAGCAAGGGTCGCGTACAGCTTGGCAGCAGCCTGGACATCGAAGGGCCAGCCGCTACGCTCCATCATCGAGCAGTACCAGCGGACAGCGTGCTCCAGGTCCACAGCTTCCTGAGAGTACTCAATGGTCTCCAAATGCTTGTACAGGGCCTCAGTGACTTCAACGTCGAGGTCACAGTAGTCACCCATAGACTCGGAGTACTCGAGCCACTCAAGGCCCTCAGGGTAGCTCTGCTTTCCCCAAGTGGTGATCCATGCAGACTGGTCGAGCTTCTCGATGGCCTTGGGCGTCAGGGAGCACAGGTGTTCCTCAAGAGCCTCCCCGACATTCATCTCGATCCAGCGTTCCTTGAAGTCAGTGGCGTACTCACCTTTCTGGAGTCCCAAGCGATACCCCCAAGCCTCTAGCTTATGGGAACCCACAAGGGAACTCGGGAGAACCTTGGCCTTCACATGGCCCCCATCGCGGGTGCTCAGGTCAGGGAAGAACAGGCGGGACTTGACCAACGTGTCGACAACCTTCGTGCGATCCACGGTGAACCTTGGGTACAACTTCTGGATCACAGGGATGTCATACGAGATGATGTTGTGACCAGCAAGGATCCCTTGGTCCGCCATCTCTTGAAGATAGTACACACCAAGGTGTACGTTCTCAGGCCCATAGCGGAAGCATTCCCCTGTCTCGAGGTCTTTCACGGAGATGCAATGGATTTTCGTTACGTCTTGCAGGAGTCCATTGGTCTCCAAATCGAACAGGGTAGTCCGCATACAGTTCCTTTATTTACCCCACTGAGAGGCGATAGCGTTTGCGATTCCCGCGAATGTCCGGGAGCGTTCCTTCCAGCGATCAGGGCCTGGAGGCATCATGTGAACCCGAGCCTCGCGGCCTTCCACAATGTTCGTAGGGACCAACTTCGGAAGACCCTTGAGCCACAGGCAGGTAGCCTTGGTTTCCCCATGCCCGAACATCCACGGCTGGATCACCTGGTCAGGCTTACGGATACGGCTGGAGATGATGCTGATGGGGTTCTCAATGGCGATCTTGGGGACCGGAGCATCCATGAGGTACTGAACGAACTCGAGGCCTTCCTCTTGGTCCTTGCGACGATTTGGGTAGCTAGGGTGGGGTCTTCGTTCAGAGGTCGGAAGGTGTTTGTCTTCCGGGTGATACAGCCAGCGAACGCCAGCTACAGTCAGGTAGGTGCAGGGCGGGTGAGCGACCATGAGGTCCCATCCATCATTGATAATGTCTTTGACATCCCCTTGATAGTGAGGGCCTTCGACCTCGGTAGGCAGAAGGTCACAACTCATGGCTTCGTGGCCTAAGGCCCTAAAAGCATCCCGCACTGCGCCGCTATACTCACAAGCGACCAGCACGCGCATACAGTTCCTTTATTTTTTAGGGTCCCAAAGGTGACGACCGATGTCGAACACCAGCCGTTTATGCATGTCCTCCATTACGGAAGCTGCGTGTCGTGCGTCCATAACGTCCATATCGTTCACGAAGTACTTGATGGATGTTTCCCCGAACTCCTGTACATTCGAGCGGGCATAGACGTGCATCCTGTAGTTCTCCCGCGCCATGTGGCAGGAAGCGGCAAGTTGAAGGGTGTGATGGGCGGGATGGATGAAGAGGGTGTCGGGAGCTTCGGTGAGTGAGTACGAAGGAGAGGCGTTCATCTGCCTCATGTATGTCACTTCAGCGTTCAGTCTCTTGTACTGCGTCTCCAACCAAGCTTCCCGAGGGGAGACGTCATACGGATTAGCCATAAGGCTCCTTACTTGATGTCAGGGTCTTCGAGGTATTCGTCGACGTTGAAGGCCTTGTCCAGCAGGTCAGCGTAGTAATGGATGAGGCCCACGAAGGCCGCCACGATCCCGAGGCACCCAAGCAGGATGGCGATGAGTTGAAGGAGATCCATTACAGCCCCTTAGGTTGATCGTCGTTTTCCAGCAGCACCTTGAAGTTCTGCTTCGAGGCCGTGTGGTACACGATGATTCCCTCGGGTTTCATGAAGCCGGGGACAGCCTTCGAGCCGAGTACCTTGAGACTGAGCAGGGCGTCATCGACATCTGCCATGGAGCCTTGTAGGAGCACAGGAACCGTTTCGACGCACGCAGGGGTGTTCGGGTTGTGTGCCCCCCAACGAGCCGTGTTGAACAGGGCAAAGCGCTTGTGATCGAGGCCGTAGGTGCTTTGGATACCAGCGCCGTACCATTCACCGAAGTGCTGGCCTTCGCCGAGCTTGAAGAGTTCTTCTTGGTTCTCGAAGCACCACTGTGCGAAGCCGAAGTTGTCCGTCTGCTTGCCGTTGGCGTTCGGGGTGATCCAGCGATTGCGGGAACCGACGCGCAGCGTCAGACAGCCTTGCGCTATCTCCAGCGGCTGCAGTGCGGTCACGTCCGAGGAACCGAAGTCTTCGATGGTTGTCTTGGTGATAACGATCTGTGCGTTCGTGCCGTCGATCTTCTCGGTGATGACGATGTCGCGCTTCAGTCGCGGGGTCTTGGGGTATGCAATGAATTCCATGTGATTCCTTAGGTAGGGTCCGCGAGGTCCTCGAAGCGAGCCTTCAGGATGATGTACAGCGTGTGCTGCGCGAGACGGTCAAGGACCACCATGTCCTCGTCGTTCTCGAAGGACCGGGAGCCAAGGTTGTCCTGCGTGATACACAGGGCTGCCTCATTGAAGTAACCTTTCTCGATCTTCGTCTGTGCTGGTCCGTTGCAAGTGGACGAATGGAACTCAGCCAGTAGGGACGTGTTCTCTTCCTCGGGAATGTCTTGGAAGTCCGCAATATCGTGTTCGTTAATCATTTCTCTCTCTTTAAAAGGTGTAAGCCTCAGGGTCAGCCTCAGGCGTGAAGTCACTTTGCTTGTCATAGAGCCGACCAGTGATCCTGTCGTACCCAAGGCGAATCAGGGCGCCGGTAGCTTGGCCCGTATAGCGGTCCTTCAGTACTCGAAGGGTTGTCGTGCTGCGTTCCTCTTCATCCTCAGCCTGTTGATTTCGCTCGAGTCCGAACATAAAGAAGCTCCAGAAGCCGATTGCCCGTGCGCCCTTGAAGTGCTTGATGGACACATGACCTCCTTCTTCGTGGGATTTCCCCTCAGGAGTGCTAAGGTGCGAAATGAAATGAATGATGACTCGTAGCTCCTGAGCCAACCCTGCCATCTCTTTCATGATTTGCTCGAGGGAACCACGCTCATCTGCGGTATCCGCCATGGCTGTCAGGTGATCCACATAGAAGATGCGGACTTCCTCGGCGTGTGCCATGTATCGGATCTTGGCTGCCACAACGTCCCATGCGGTCTCCCCAAAGCTATCGTATAAGAACACCTTGCCCTCGAGTTCCTTAACGGCCCCGAGGCGTTCCTCACGGGTCCAATTGGCATCGGGAACATGGAACCTCTTGCCCTTCACCTTGCCAGCTACGCGTGCTGCGGTTTCCTTAGGCTGTTGCTCCAAGAAGATCAGTCCGACCTTCTGGTTCAACTCGGTCACATCGAAAGCAATCTGCTGTGTGAAGACATCTGTCTTTCCAATGCCAGTACCAGCACCCCAACCGTAGACCTCACCCCAACGGCGACCATGGGTCAACTCGGTCAACTTCGGGAGGAACCACGGGAGACCCTTCTCGATCTCACGGTCCAGTTCATCGTAAAGGTCAGAGATACCTACGATCCCATCGGGCCTATACGCCTTCGCGTTCCATATGGCCTGGATGACCTCTTGGCCCTTGTTGGCCTTAAGGCACTCATTGGGGTCCTTCAGGGGAAGGGAGGCGATCTTAGCCTTGCCCGGGGGGAACAGTTCTGCCACCGCTTTCGCTGCTTCCCGCCCGGGTCCGTCCATGTCGAACATGATGACGATCTCTTCGAACTTCTCGAAGAACTCCATCTGCCTCGCCATGTCCTTCTTGGCACTCTTGGCACCGTTAGGAACGGACACCACTGGCCACTTGCCACCCTGTAGCTGTGATACGGTCAAGCAGTCGATCTCGCCTTCGGTGACGACGATCTTCTTACCCTTGTCCCACAGGTTCTGACCGAACATAGGGGGCTTCGCCGCGTCACCAATGAAGGAGAATTCCTTGTTGGCATCACGGACCTTACAGGCCACCACTTCGCCGTCTTTGATGTACGGGTACATGTGGACCTTCTTACCTGCGTACTGGCCGATACGAACACCGAATTGGCGGCAGGTTTCCTCACTGATCAGACGCGGAGGGATGCCTTGAACTTCGGCATTGGAGTACTCGTCCAGATTTGCAGCCACTTTCTTTCTTCCTCTTGTAGGTACAGTTCCATCCCCGCGTTCATAGTGACCGCACGAGTAACAGGTCGTATGGCCATCTGAGTACAGGGCATTTGCATCGCTAGATCCGCACTCGTCGCACGGTCCCTTGCGAATCAGTGAGGACTCTTCGCGTTCCATCTCAATCCATCTCGATCATTTCGATTTCACGGGGATACACGTAGCCACGGATCCCATCGGAACCCTCTACTTCGTAGAAGGTCCCAAGGAGTCCCTCGATGTACCCGAGGACTTCCACGGTTGCCCCAAGGGACCACGCGGGACCATCGACCTCACTGAAGTCGACCAGCAGTTTTGCTTTGCGCATATCAGTTATCCAGAAGTGCAGCCATTGATTCAGGGAAAGCCCAACGAAGCCGTTCATCCAGTTGTTCAGCAACCAGACGGCACTCGTACTGAGCGTGGGGATCGAGACGTTGACGACAGACACGAGCGAAGGCCATGAGGGAACCTGACCAGATCCATTCGGTCATCGTGTTCAGCGGGAGGACCATACGGGCCATCTCGGGGGCTACACCACGGGCCAGAAGTTCTTCACAGGTCTCCAGTGCGTTACTCGTGGTCCCTTCGATCCAGCAAATGAAACTGGCGTTGTGCTTGGGATCTAGAGCGCCGCCTGAGCCTTGCTTGACGTTCTCAGCGCGTCCTCGGAGTTCCTTGGGCATATAGAACTCAGGCTCACTATCCACGTACCTACGGCTCACCTCATTCCAACTAAGGCCAACCTGATGTTTAACGAGTTGCCGAGCTACGAACAGCGGTGCCTTGATCCGGAAGGATGCAAAGCAGTGGGCGAAAGGTGACCAGTGGTCATGGGTAGCAAGGTAGTTGATGAGCTTCACGTCACCATCGGTCAACTCATCGTGTTGCTTGTCGAAGGAAACCCGTGCCACGTTAGCGACACTAAGGTCCGTGCCCATGGAATCCAAAAGCTTGACCTCAATGTCAGCTACTTTCATGTTTTCTCTCTCTTGTGTGTTCAGAAGTTGATGCCAGCCGCCTCAAGCTGATCATCGATATGCAGGAAGACCTCTTGAGCCATCGGACAGACAGGGGGGAAGCCAGTGCCATAAGCAGCCTTAAGGAGACCACTTCGTAGGTACTGGGCCTGCTCGAGGCTCATCGTGATCTTCACGTTGCCGTTCTTCGTGTGCTTGACCTTGACGATCATCAGAGGATCTCCGGGGTACCCAAGGTGTAACGCATGTAACGCTGACCAGTTACCGGGTGTTCTTTCCAATCACCAGTGATGTTGTAGCCAGCGAGGCGAAGGTCCGTAACGCGTCGAGTAAGGGACTGAATCGAGTGATCCATAATCGCTTCCCGTTGGGTGATACTGCCTGCCTTGCGGAGGTGCTTAAGCAGAACTTGAGTCTGTGTCATGTCTTTCTCTCTTTTAACCAAGCCTCAGGAACAACCTTGTCGGAATAAAGGAATCCGTGGCGTTCACACCATGAGGCATAGGTAGACTTTGATCCCTTGTATAAGGGGCTTGAACTACGGGAGAATACGAAGCGGATGTCCTTCTCGGGATGGGCGGCTTTCACTGCCAGATGCTTGGTGCGGTCTGCAGAATCGAAAAGTCCTTTTCCCTCCACAATGATCCCATTGCTTAAAATGAAATCAGGTTTGTAGGAGTGCGGGATTACGTACTCAAGTTTCTGAGTTTCATACTCGTATGCCATACCCGCTTCATCCAACTGCGCAGCGATCTTCTCTTCAAGACCACTACGCAGCTTTTGCTTCACCTTAAGCCCATGGTTCTTCTTAGTGACCCATGAGCGCTTCATCAGAAGTTCACGTCTTCGTCAGCTTCCTCTTCCTCGTCTCGCTCTTCGGCCTTGGGAGCCTTACGGTTACTCGACGGTTCCGCAACGTAGCCATCATCGTCTTCGTCATCCGTGCCCCAGTCAGCGCTCGACTCGACCAGCTTGACCAGACGGACTTCGTTCAGGTATGCGCAGACTCCACCACCGAATCCTTCATAGGTACCAAAGGAACCACGGACCTGAATGGTCGAGCCACCGCCGATACGAATCTCTTCGCGGATCAGGTTGCCCTTGGAATCCATGACCTTCGGTTGCTTCTTCGACTTGAACGTAAAGGTGTACGAGCCATCCTCGTTGACCTTGTAGGGGCTTCCCTTGGAAGTCTTGGCCTTCTTGCCGAGTTCCAGGCGCTCTTCCTCGATCTGGTCGAGCAGGGGCTTTGCGGCCTCTTCAGACAGCGTAATGCTGGTCTTGTACTTGCCTTCAGGATCGAACTTGGTGTCCGCAGTGAACAGGTTGCTGTAGCCCGAGGGGCCTTTGGGTGTTGTGAAAAATGCCATGTGTCTCAGTCTTCAAAGTAAGGGTCAAACGGGGGGGAATGGCCTTCATACGCGTTCATGTCGTATCCATGGGCCATGAGGGTTACTGCTTCATCGAGTGGCATGTAGCCCTCGTCGTACTGCTCATCGAGCGAATCGAAATCCATACGGGGTCCTTGTGTTGCTCCAGAAATGCAGAAGGCCCCGTAGGGCCTATGTTGTGCTGCAGTGTGTTGTGCAAGAATTAAGCGAAAGCGTATTGGGACTCGAGGATGCTGTTGAGGTCCAAGGTGCCACGCGGGGGAACCATAAGCTTGTCTAACTCCTTGATGAGCTTGGCGATCTTCTTCGCTCCCTCTTCATCCTGGGTGGCCTCGCCGGTGACGATAAGGTCAGCACGGGCCGTCAGCAGGATGTCTTCCAGGGGGTCACGTCCTTCGTACATGTCGACCAAGCTTTTACGCACGATCATCGAGAACGAGTCCATCTGGTTCGGCAGGGCTGCAAACGAGTCATGGATCAATAAGAAGCTATGGATCCCTTCGGCCTTCGAGTTCTGCACGACCAGTTGAAGGTGTGCTGCATCGAAGGAGTGGATGAAGTTCGGGCTGATAGAGGTACGTTGCTTGTGGGCGTTCAACTCCTTGGAGAACCCAGTCTGTACCTTGGGCTTGTAGGCCGTAGGCGCATTCAAGGCCTTGTTCCACAGCAGGGTCTTGATCTGTTGGAAGGTCGGCTTGTAGTAAGCGTTGAGCACCGGGAAACCCATAGGCGTAGTCCAGCGAACCGGAAGGTTAGCTTTCGCCAGAACACCAGCGATTGCCTTCAGGAGTTCCATGACAAGCGGGGCACCCTTAACGGTCTGCTTGATGCCAGTCATGTTGTGGTTCGCCAGATAGCGAGCTACCTCCATCATCTCGAGCCAGTTGTCCTTGGTGACCCCAAAGTGTGCCCGGCTTTCATCATCGATAGCCATGATGTCTTCGTATAACTGGTCAGCGAAGCCAGAGACTTCCGAACCGTACCCGTAGGTCATCACGTTACGCTTGGTCACCTTACGGTCGATGCCGTAGGAGTGCCACAGTTGCGCAAAGCCTCGGATCTTCTCGTCCTCGTGATTCAGGTCAGCTTCGACCAGAGGACCAGAGATAGCAGCGACAGCCGCATAGACATCCTGCGGGAGTTCCGAGGGCATCAGGTTGACCAGGGCACCACCATCAGCGTCCCGCATGATTGCCGAGAAGTGTTGGATACCCGAGCAGCTACCATCGATAGCGATAGGCAGGTGGCAACGATAGCCCGTAGGGTCCTTCAGATAGCCCGCCAAGGCCACGCAAGCAGCGAGGAAGCAGAACGGGGAGTCCGCGACCTTCCAGACGTCCATAGAGGCGATAGGGTCCTTTGCTACGGACTTGATCATCTCAATGTTCTCTTGGGTCCACTGGACACGGAGACTGAAGGGCATCTTGTCGAGAGCGCGACCATCGATCTTGATAGCGAAAGTCGTCGCTACGTTCCACATCAGCCACGTAACGCCACGCTGTGTCAGGACCTCACCATCTGCAAATTCAAAGAGACCCTTGCAGTAGTCAGCACGTTGATGGTTGAAGCCGGGTTTTGCATACACACGGCTACGCCAGTCCAGAACGTGGGGCTGAAAGAAGCGTTCCACATCAGCGAGGAGCTTGGCTTCCTCAAGGTCCCTCGACACCACCGCATGCTTCGCGTTGGAAATCTTGTTGTCCTTGCGGATACCCCACTTCACCTTGTCTTCAGCATCCTTCGGGACTGCCTTGCGGGGACCCGGGAGCTTGCCCACAGGGATACGCATATCGTGGCAGAACGTCAGGGCCTCGAGGACCGTGCGGTTGATCCGCAGGGGAACCTCTTGGATCCCATTGAGAGCACCAACGAACGGAGCGTTCCCTTCGATGGCTGCAGAGATCAGCTTCTTGGTCATCGGATTGAACGTGTTAGCAATCTTCACGGTCTTGGCAACACGCACATCATTGTATGCACCAGTGTCGAAGGCAACCCAAGGGTTCGGGACCGTGAGCATGGCCTGATACACAGGCGTGGTCCATTGCTGGCGATCCTTGGCTTTCTGCAGGGCCTCATGGGCAGCTTCGGTGAACCCAAGGCGCATCTGGATTTCACCAGAGTCCGTGTCGGTCTTCTCGAAGTGCTCGAAGAGGCTCGTCGATTGTTGCGCCACGAAGAACAATCCAGCACCAATCCCGACCATAGCGTCAGCGTCGACACCCGGTTCCGGGAACTGATCTAACAGAGCCTCAGCAGCTTCAAGCTTCGCACGGGCCGACCGATTCATCCGGGGGTCCATGAGTTTCTTGTGGGCCTTCTTGTCTGCGTTCTTCAGACGCTCTGCCGCAATTGCTACCCGGACTTCGAAACCAATGGCCTCATACATAGAGGTCAGGGTCTCTTCGCTCGTCGCAGTATTGAACGCATTCTTGAGCACAATCCCCGACAGCAGGGTGTGGTCCAGATTGTCCATGGCCTTGAAGTGAGCGCCACGGTGGGACTTCTCCAACTCCGCAAAGTGAGCGAGACGAACAGCCTCGACCATCTTCGGTAATGCGTTCTCAAACAGGCGCTCTTCAGCCTTGCTCAGGTCACCCATGGAGTGCGCAAACTCAGCATTGCCTTCGTAACGCTCCGCACCCTTGGCCAACATACGCTCTTCCAGGGCGGATTGTGCTTCGTAGTTCAGCGCGATTTCAGTCATGTCTTGCTCCGTGGGTTCGTTGAGTCAGTGAACCGAGTATAGCCTGATTCACATCGCAACACAACTCAGAGTTGCACAAAAAATTTGAGGAGACACTAGGCCTTCTCTGCAATGGTAGGCAAATTGCCGATGTGCATGATTTCAAAGGAAATTTGCTAGAGGTTTTCTAGAGTTGACCCTCAGGTTACCCTCAGGAACCCTGCTCAGGACACTATATATAGACCAGAAATGTGAAATCAAAAAGTCCTTTAAAATCAAGGACATCGGTAATTTGCCTACCATTAGAGAGAGACCCACAAAGTTGCACAACTAAGGGGTAGGGGATTCCTAAGGTAAACCCTAGGTAACCCTAAGACAAACCTAAGTAAGACCTAGGGTTGTTTCTCATTGTAATAACTATGTAATAAACCTAGGGACCCTTAGAGTCCTTATGAACCCAAAGAATCACAAGGGAGCCTCAGGCTTCCCCCATACAAACATCATCCGATACCTGCGCCTACGAGCACTCACTTAGGGTCCCTCGGATGAGTTAGGCACTGCCATTCGGTTGCCTTGGGGTTCCCTTGTGATTCTTTTTTCCCAATAACACAACACAATGCAGTACATGCTTAACAGAGAGAGTACAGAGAGATGAGCAACGCATCACTTCGGTCACAGCTTGTGGCCCGACGAACCTACCAGCGACCACTGAATGCTGAGGGGACAGTCTTCGAGACTTTCGAGGAAATGATTGACCGTGTGGTCGGGCATCAGATGTGGCTTTGGGATCGCGCTGCTGACAAGGCAGGCTATGACATTAGCGACAACCAACTTGCTGAACTAGGTGAGCTTCGTCAACTGATGATCGACCGCAAGGTTCTCATGAGTGGTCGCACGCTGTGGCTTGGGGGAACCAAGGTCGCAAAGAAGCGTGAAGCCTCGCAGTTCAACTGTAGCTTCACCCAGGTCGAGACCGTTCAGGATATCGTCGACTGTCTGTGGCTCTTGCTGCAGGGTTGCGGTGTTGGCTTCAGTCCCATCGTTGGTCAGCTTACTGGTTTCCAGAAGCGTATCCCCACAATCGAATTCATTCGCTCTGAGCGCACCGAGAAGGGTGGTCGTGAGCACAACGTTGAGACCTTCAAAGATGGCGTCTGGACAATCAGTGTCGGTGACTCAGCAGAAGCTTGGGCCAAAGCGCTCGGTAAGTTGGCCGCTCATCAATATGCCGCCGATAAATTTATACTCGATACCTCGGCTATCCGACCGGCTGGTGAACGCCTTGCTGGATACGGATGGGTCAGTTCAGGTGACGAAGCACTATGCAAAGCTGTTGGAGCAATCTTTGGCATCCTCAATCGCAGGGCTGGCAGCCTCCTCACACGAATTGACATTCTCGATATCGTCAATTGGCTTGGAACAATTCTATCGAGCCGCCGCAGCGCAGAGATAGCTCTCTTCGAATATGGTCAGGACGAATGGCAAGAGTTCACAACCGCAAAGCGTGACTGGTGGGTAAATAACATCCAGCGTGCGCAGTCGAATAACTCCCTACTGTTCAAGCAGAAGCCGAGCCGCGCAGAGCTTCAACACATCTTCGATCTGATGGTTGAGTCAGGTGGTAGCGAGCCAGGGTTTATCAATGGCCAAGCTGCAACCGCTCGTGCCCCGTGGTTTAAGGGTGTGAATCCCTGTGCGGAGATCCTGCTAGGTAATAAGAGCTTCTGTAATCTGACTGAGGTCGATGTTGGTAAGTTTGCTGGAGACTCTGATGGCCTTCGTAGGGCTATTCAGTTAGCCGCTCGCGCAAATTACCGTCAGACTTGTGTAGACCTCCGCGACGGGATCCTTCAAGAATCGTGGCACCGAGGCAACGACTTCCTCCGCCTATGTGGAGTAGGTCTGACGGGTATCGTGATGCGCCCCGACATGAAGCCTTATGACTTCATCGAGCTTCGCCGCACAGCCCACGCAGCAGCCTACTCTATGGCTGATGAACTTGGCACCCCGCGTCCCAAGAACGTAACCACGGTGAAGCCTTCGGGAACTCTGTCGAAGGTCATGGACTGTACCGAGGGTTTGCACGCTCCTTTGGGCAAGTACATCTTCAACAGCGTCAACTTTGGTAAGTATGACCCCCTGGTCCCTCTGTGTCGCAGCGCGGGCTACAAGGTTATCCCGAACCCTACGGATGACGAAGCGGTCCTGATCACACTCCCGGTTGCATGGGATACCGTGCCATTCTCAACAGTGGTCAAGAACGGTGTCGAGATGGAAGTAAATCTTGAGACTGCCCTTGAGCAACTCGAAAGATACAAGATGTTGATGACGCACTGGTGCGACCAAAACGTATCCGCAACGATCAGCTATAGCGTGGACGAAGTTCCTGCAATCGTTGATTGGCTGATGGATAACTGGGAGTCCTATGTGGGCGTCTCGTTCCTCTTCCGTGCTGACCCCACGAAGTCTGCTGAAGACCTCGGGTATAAGTATCTGCCTCAGGCAGTAGTGACTAAGGACGTCTATGACGCCTACGTTGCTGGCCTACAGCACATCAACCTTAACGAAGGCACCGACAACCTCGATGCTGTTCTTGAAGATGAGTGCGTCAATGGGAGTTGCCCAATCCGATGAACCATTCCTGCGAATTCTGCGGGGATGCCTACGAGAAGAAGCCGGGGCGTGGCTCACATAATCGCGTCTCGTGCTACACATGCACGGATGGGTCAGGCAAAGCTCGACTCAGAAGCTACCGCAACAAGCATTTGAAAAGACAGTACGGTATTACCCTTGCGGACTTCTCTCGGATGTATGAGAGGCAACAAGGGCGGTGTGCAATCTGCAGTGCAGAAGTAACGTTTGATGGTGCAAACCTGAAGGCGAAAGATGTGCGAGCGGGTAATGAGCCTTGTGTCGACCACTGTCACACGACAGGGAAGGTGCGAGGCATACTCTGCTTCCATTGCAACACAGCTTTAGGTCATGTATTCGATGACCAAACTATTCTCGCTCGAATGAGTGAGTACCTCCGGTGACTCGCCCTCAATAGCGCGAAGACAACCCGGCAATTCAGGTGGGAAGCCTGATCCTTTTATATGCCTCTAGTCCAACGGTAAGATGCAGGACTCCAAATCCTTGCGATGGCGGTTCGAATCCGTCGAGGTATGCCAGAACTAATGTGTGGCGTAGCCGTCCACAGTCCCCTAGCCGTAAGCTACGATGGGGTCGTTAGGCTTGTAGTGATCATCAGGTAAGGAAAGCAAACGGAGAATGGGAGGGAAGTGGCTCTGAATCCACAACCCGGATACCTCACCGGCCTAATGAGCCACAAGTTCTACCCGAAACCTTAAACGCAATGTTTGAGTCTCGATTCCCTGTGTTTCAGGGGAATCTGAGCGTGCCTTGTTGGGGAGCCTCATTGGTCTCTCTCCTCTCTCTCCCTTTGGGGTCCGACAGGGCACACTCAGATTTGAGCAAAATATTTCCAGGCCTTCTAGTTGGAACGGCTGGCCATTTTCGGATTTTATAGATCAATTGGAAAACCCAAACAAATTTTGGGCATCTCCAGGTCACCCTTTGCATCCTTCCGCAGACCCTCGCTCGTTCTGAGCAATCCCAAACCCCCAAAAATACCCCATTTTCGCCCTCTCGTATCCCAAAACTGGTATAGAAACGCCTAGGCTGAGGGTCGCGCACCATAGCCGTTTGACTTTGGGAACGCAAGTAGCCATCAGGAATGCCCTTTCTAGCCCTCTGTGTGGTGCTAGGACAGGCTGGATGGCTTTTCGCCTCCGGATTTCGCCCCTCAGTTCCCCCATCGCCTCCTAGGCATCCTTTCGTCATTCTATGTGGGTCCCTTGGGAACCGCTCGTTCCCCTGTTGGACCCATGAAAACCAATAAAACCCGGACCTTTGCTATAAAGGCTGTGGGTCACCTGTACAAACCGTACGGAGACTCACGAACCTGTACCTACTGCCAGTGCAGATACCCTGAGCATTCCGACCATACGCCAGCATTAGCCCGCGTAATGGCCAGGGGTACTCAAGCGTATCGCGATGCAAACATTCCGCTTCTGACGGTTCCCGCGTGTTCTGAGTGCAACCTGAGTCTCAATGCGAGACCCTTGGATACCTTGGAACAGCGCACGGTATGGCTGTACAAAGACGTTCAAAAGAAACTTAGAGCCAAACGCCTATCAGGTGATTGGACCCAGGATGAACTGAACGACCTAGGCGACAGCCTCCGTTCTATGGTTCAGGTGCACACCAATAGGCGTGATTACCTGATCGATAGACTGCAGGGTCTCAGCAACACAATCACGCACTACGATGACGAAGGCTGGCCAACGTCCGTCAGTGTCGAGACTGAGACTGTCTGAACACACAAGCACGAAACCCCAGGGGTTACCTAGGGTCTCTAGTTTGTCTGCGGTTACCTAGCTAGGGTTACAGTTAGTGAATGAACCGTAGTCGACGCAGGTATAGCTAGGTGCTTGCGGTTGACGATACTTGGTCCTACTGGCTCCCACAGTCTGCCCCAGGCTACTTAGACCCTCAGACCAAGCTTGGGCCTGTTGAGGTGTCATAGTGGAACCTGCGCAACCCGAAAGGGAAGAAAGGGAACCCAGGGTAACCAAGGTAATGAGAATAGTTTTCATGTTCTGTTTAATTGTTAGGTCAATTATTGTGATAGGTAATGCGCACGTAATGTAACCCAAACGACAAAACCCAGGGGAATCCCTAGGCTTTCTCGTTTGCGCTATGTTCTAGATGTTCTCGATGTTCTCGAATGATCCGTATGTTCCCTGGGAGCCATATCTCTACGGTTCCTCCCAAGGTTCCCGCTAGCTCCTCTGCGAGAGCCCTGGTTAGATCATGGATCAGTGTAGGCGTTGGTTCGATAGCCCGCGAGTATGCCTCTAGGGCCTTGGTTACTGGGCGTACGGAGGGTCTCAAACTTCCTCCAGAAACTTACGACGCCAGGCAAAGGAAGTGACCTTGCGCAACCATGTACAGCCTTCGCTATGGGTCACGGGGGAAGCACTCAGACGAACCTTAACGCCTGTCCGCTCGTTCATAACTACCACGTGATAAAGGCGAGTGTTCATTTTGCTTCCTTATTCGAGATGTAGAACAGATCAGGTACCGCAGCTTCCTGCAGTGCGACTAAGGCTTCCTCCAGTGTGAGGAACCGTAATAACGCTTTTCCTGTGAAACGATGGACTAGGGTGAACATGGTCTTAGCCCCCGATAACAACAGGCTTACGACCAGTAGCCCGCATATCGCGAAGACATGCATCGGTACACGCAACACCCATATCTACGGCTTGTTCTGCTTTCGTGCTGTATCCCCAGTCACCTTTGGCACCCCGCTGGATGAGGCGAGGTTTAATATCCGAGACATACAGGGCACGTTGCGTGATAGGGCAGGTCGTAACGATTTTCATGGCTTGGTCCTTGGTTTCGTTGGTCTCATCAGTACGGGCGTTACCCGTAGACCCTCATGTTTAAGAGGGTTTCGACCTATCCTACTGTGTGTTGTGCAGAGGTGTGCAACTGTTATTTAAACTTATTTGCACAGGGTTCCTCTGGTTACGCTAGGTTGTACGCGGTAAGGAATGCATCCTGATTGGTATAGACCTCACGGGCGCCCGCATTACCTCTCTTGTAATGCTTTACGATCACTTCCCCTGTAACGTCCGACTCCCGGACCCTGATGTATTCCCCTTCGTCATCTAAGACGATTCGAACGTCCACAACTGCATGCACATTATTTAACGCCCACATTGATTGTGCGACGGCGTTAGCTTGGGATTGATATAGGATCATTTGGTTTCCCCTGGGTCTTAATGAAGGTTGAATGCGAACTTAGCGACAGAGCCAAGGAACGTATCGGGATACACAAGGCCCCCAAAGGCACTAAGGGAACATCCGAGCATTACCATCATGGTGAACATTGCGATGTGTCCGGACTCGACGTTGCTCTTAAGGTTGCGCAGAGTTTTCATTTGGGTTCCTTGGGTTCGTCTGGTTCGTTGCGGTATGTAGAGAATATATAGGAACACACAGTGTTGTGCAAGTACTTTCGATCAAAAGGTGTCTTGGTGACTAAGGGCTCAGGTTCGTTCGCCTGTCGAACACACACGAACCCCTTCCTTCACTATTTGGAATACCTGACCGCTCGGTCGGTTAATCCCTGGGTGCACCTCAGCTATCCCTAATGCCCCTGGCTACCACTGGCCAATGAGTAGACCAACGTTCCCTGATTCCACATTAGATAACTCATCGGATGTATCTCCTTTAGAATCAAGCACTTAGCCCAGGCTCCCACTCGAGCCACGCTCCTTGCTGTGCCCACACGGTGCCGGATGTACCCCCTAGGTCCTCTTTGGATCCACTTCCAAAAGAATGCCTAAAGGTTTTTCGTTGTTGTTGTTGTTCGACCTGTTGCGTGAGAGCAACGTCCCCAAGATTCCCAAAGAAACCCAAGGTACCCCCTAGGACCCCCCGGGTACCCTCAAGTTGATCCCACCCCCTTTATTCCCAAGGGTAACTCAAGGACCCCAAGGGTACCCAAAGGACCCCCAAGGTTGCACAAGTTTCACCTAAGTTTTTCCCTACATTGACCATTATCTCGACCATTAATAGACCAGTAAGGGCTATGGGGGGTAGGGGGGCTTTAGATTCTTAGAGACCTAAGGATTCTAAAGGACCCTAGGTTTTACTTAAGTCCCTATAGTTTATATATAGGTTATTAATAATGGTCTTATCCTTAGATAAAACCAAGGTACCCCAAGGGTATCCACAGTCACCCAAAGATACCCATGGCATTAGAATCCGCTACTTATATCGACGGTCTCGTACCTGCTAATCCTCTTGGCTCAGATGCCATTGCATTTGCAGATGACCATATCCGTCTCATTAAGACGACCCTGAAGAATACCTTCCCGAATCTCTCGGGTGCAGTGAATTGGAACCAAGCCCAACTTAATACCCTGATGCCTGTTGGCGGGATCATTATGTGGGCACAACCCTCTATCCCTGCGGGGTGGGCGTTGTGTAATGGTCAGACTGTTGCACGTAGTGATGGTGCGGGGAATATCATCACCCCCAATCTGGTCGATAGGTTTATCGTCGGCGCAGGGAATTCCTACGGCCTTACTGCTTCAGGTGGTGCCCCCTTCATCACCTTGTCCCAGTCCCAGATGCCCGTGCATAACCACTCGGGACACTCGGATACTTTGGGTGACCATAATCACCTAGTGCAGGGGAATACGTCAGACGTGGGCGACCACCAGCACAGTCTCCCCAATAACGGCTCGGTACAGGCAGGTTCGGACAATGGCGGCGCCAACGTAGCCGTATCCACTGGGTATTCGTCGGGACGATTCCAGAACCCCACGAATCCCGCAGGTGCCCACAGTCACTTCTTCTCGGTCAACTCCTCGGTCAACGGGGCACACAGTCACGTCCTCGCTATTGACAACGCAGGCGGTGGGGCGGCTATCGATATCCGGAATCCGTACTACGCCCTCTACTACATCATGAAGGTGTAAATACAGATGCCACTCGAAACCGCCAATTACATCAACCAGCTTAACCCTGCGAATCCCCTGAGTACCGATAGTGTCTCTCAGTCGGACGATCACCTCAGAACCATCAAGGCAGCCCTCAAGAACACCTTCCCGAACCTGGACGGTCCCGTCACAAGTACCCCTGCCCAATTGAATTCCCCGGTACCCGTGGGAGTGATCTTGATGTGGTCGGGAGCCATCGTGGCTATCCCTGCAGGCTATGCGCTCTGTGATGGTACCAATGGGACCCCGGATCTCCGTAAGAAGTTTGTCTATGGTGCCAACACCACGGATAACCCTGTGGGAACCATAGGTGGCTCCTCGAGTACCGGGATGGCAGGGTCACACACTCACACGATCAACGGTGCAACTGCGGGTGCCCCTGGGGTTACCTTGAATGCTGTCCAGTCTGGTACAGGCGCTACTGCTGTCACGGCTGTCTCTGCTCCTGCGAACCATACGCACACTGCGAACCTCGTGGGTGATCATCAGCATACCTCGCTGCCTCCGTACATGGCCTTGGCCTACATCATGAAGGTATAACAATGCCGACTCTCCCGCTTCGGAAGCTTGGGGGCGTGGGGGTCATCACTGATGCCAACCCGTACGACCTCCCGCCTAATGCTTTCTCTGCCGCGAACAACGTCATCTTCGATGAGGACCGGATTACCCGTGCTCCTGTGTTCAAGCAACTGTTCAATCCTATTCGGTCAGCCCTCACGTATGACACGGCCCCGGGTACCTACGATGCCAACACGAATCCCTATGACTCGGCTGAAGGTGGTAGCTCTACGCTTGCTCGTTTCGTTGGCTCTTATGCCGACGCCCAGATCGGGGAAGCAGTCTTCGTATGTGATCGAGACGGTACCGTACGTGCGTACCCAAACAATAACCTCACGTTCCTTACCCCTAGTTCAGGCACGGTAACCAACGATAACCCTTGGTCCCACTGTCAGGTCGCAGGGATCTCCTTCTTGGCCCGTCAGGGCATGAGGCCCTACGTCCGGAACATCCCGAACAATGACCCCCTGTACTCACAGATTGGTGGTGACTGGGTAGCCACAGATCAAGCAGCGGTGGTCCGTCCGTTCCTGGACTTCGCCATCATGATGAACCTGAACAAGAACGGGGTGAAGTACCCCACGATGTTCAAGTGGTCTAACCCGATCCAGTACGGGGCTGCAATCTCGACGATCAATTGGGACCCTTCGAATCCTAACTTCGTGGCGGGTGAGAACGTAATCTCTGAGATGCGCTCGCCTATCCGTGATGGTCTGGTCCTCGGCAGCAGCTTCGTGGTCTACAACCAGTCCCAAGTGTGGAACGTGGAATATCGCGGGGACTCTGCAGTCTTTGGGTTCCGTAAGGCTCCCTTCGAAGGCGGGATCATCAACACGAACTGTGTCGTTGAGATCGAGGGTAAGCACTTCGTCTTCGGTGAGAACGATATCTATGTCCACGATGGTCTCGCTAAGAACTCCATCAGTGACAGCCGTGTTCGCCGGACGATCTACAACACCTTGGACCGCACCCGTCAGACCTCGTGCTTCGTGGTCCATGACTCGGTCGCCAACTTGGTCCACTTCTGCTACCCGACCCTGCAGGATGAAGCAGCGTTCGTCAATGCTGACTTCTGTAACCAAGCTGCGATCTACAACTACAAGAACGACACTTGGTCCTTCATGGATCTCCCGAACATCATTGGGGGAGCCGAGGCCAACGCTGCACTGGTGAAGAACTCCTTCCCGGATGTCACGGATACCTACGAACTGTATAACACGAGCTACACAAGCTTCCTCGGGATCACCCCGAAGATGCCCATCATGCTCTCGGTTGCCGATCAGAACGCAGGGGTCACAGATACCCGAGTATTCGCTGTGGATCTCCCGACCGCAGGGTTGGTTAATCTCCCCGCGAACCAAGAGGTCCTCAAGCCTGCCTATGTGGAGCGGGTAGGGATCGACCTGGATAACGCAGGGCTGCCTACGACCCTCCGAGGGTACAAGCTCGTGCAGTCTCTGGTGCCTCAGTGTTCCTTTGAGGATTCCACGGGTGTCTTCACGTTCGAAGTAGGGTCTGCGGATCTCCCTAAGCAAGCTGCAGTGTACCGGTCGAGTTCGACGTATAACCCTGCCGAAGAGTACAAGCTGGACATGATGGTCGCAGGCCGCTACCTCGCCTACAAGGTGAGCACGGCATCGATCAGTAACTTCCAGTTCTCAGGTATGGACTTCGACATCAAGACATTGAGTCGCCGATGATCTACACCACCCCCATCACCAAGTATGTCCGCTCGAGTGTTCCGACTAATCCCCAATCGCAGGTCCTCTTTCTCACTGAGGAACTGAAGAAATTGGAGCGGACCATTCAGTCTCTCGTGGCAGCCCTCGAGCAGATAGGCGGACACGTACCTTAAAACAGAGAGTAACACCCCTATGATTAGCTACCAAGTTGAGAAGTGGAGTGAAGCCGTCGAAGAGATGCGTCCCCTGTGGGAGCAACACTACTCAGAGATCGCCTACGACCAAGCTGAAATCCCCTTCTTCCTCAACGAGGCCTTTTACCTCGCTGCTGAGACCTCAGGAATCCTCCTGTTTGTCACGGTGCGAGATAACGGGAAGCTCATAGGGTATAGCAAGAATCTACTCAGCCGTCACCCGCATCACGCGTCCTCCCTGTTCTGCTTCAACGACTCCTACTTCATCCTCCCCGAGTACCGCCAAGGTTGGCTTGGGGTTCACCTGTTCCGCTATGCCGAAGATCGCATGCGTGAAGCAGGGGTGAAGAAGGCTGTCGTCAGCACTCAGGACAACCTGGACCGTGGTTCCGTCTTCAAGCGCCTGCGCTACCGGAAGAGTGGGGCTGTCTACACCAAGGTATTACTCTAATGTTCAAAGCAATCCTCAGGATGCTCGTGCCTTCCCTTGCTCCGGGGATTGGCCGTAAGTACGGCATTGATCCGATCACGGCAAGCCTCGGCTCCGCAGCGATTGGTGCAGTAGGGAGCATCTTCGGAGACGATAGTTCGGCCAAGGGTGCTCAACAGCAGCAAGCAGATGTCAATTCCCCGTGGTCCAAGGCGCAGCCTTACATCACCCAAGGGTACGATAAGGCCCAAGGCTTCCTGAATGATGCCACCACGGGCGCCTACACAGGCCCGCGCGTAGCTGGTCTCAATCCGTACACCACTCAAGGCGCCAACAGTACCGCAGCGTTCGCAGGGAACCAAGGTCAGAACATCGCCAATGGTCTGTACGGCAGTGGTAGCTCGATGCTTGGCTTCGGTCAGCAGTTCGGCAATAACGCACAGTCGGTATTTGACCAAGCTGGTACGGACCAGACTCAGAATTTCCTGAATACGGCCAACCAGTACGCCAACAGCCCCTACGCTGACTCGATGATCGATGCAGCCTCTAGGGACACCGTGCGGAACCTGAATGAAAATACACTCCCTGCGTTGAATCTCGCGGCTACCGGCTCGGGTAACCTGAATTCCTCACGTACCGGGGTGGCCCAAGGTATCGCAGAGCGTGGTGCCTCGGACCGTCTCGCTGACATTTCCTCGAGCATCCGTAGCAACCTGTTCAACACAGGCCTCAGTACGGCTCAATCCCAGTACAACACACAGCAGGCCCTCCGCAGCAACGTCAACCAGCAACTTGGTACGGCGTATGGTCAAGGCGTGGGTTCCCTCACGGCTGCTCAACAGGCCAACGGCAACAACTTCGACCAACTCACTGGTGCTGGCAACATTTATCAGACCAACGACCAAGCGAACCTCGACGCCAACAAGGACCAGTACTACGAAGGTCAGAACACCAACCTCGACCTCCTCCAGAAGTACATGAAGATCATCAACGGTTCCTACGGTGGCACGGGTGTGGCAGGTCAGGTCTCCTCGCCGGTCTCCTCGGGTATCCAAGGTGCCCTCGGTGGCGCAGCGTCTGGTGCGGGCATTATCGGCAAGCTTGGCGGGTTCAATAACACCTCCACGCCTATGCCGGGTCTCGAAGGTGGATACAACAACGTCACTGGCGCAGGCGCTTTCGATAGCGTCGACGCTTACGGTTAAGGAGAAACCATGGCAAGTCAATTTAGCGTGGATCCCCAAGACCCGCAGTACGATCAGATGCCCTCGTGGCTCGGTGAAGCGATGCAGGGCAAGGACGATGGATACCCTAATGGGAACCCTGAGGCCCAAGGTATCCCTTCGTACATCCTTCAGGCCCTTCGGAATCAGCCTGGGACCCTCTCGGCGTACATGGGCGGTGATCCGGGCCAACAAGGGCAACCACAGGCTCCCCAGGGTCCTATGGATCAGGTTATGGCCCCTCAGGCACCTCAGGGTCCTATGGGGCAGTCTCAGGCTCCCCAAGCTCCCCGTAAGGACATGAACTCGATCTATGACGGCCTGATCAATGGTGGTGCTGCGCTCCTTGGCGCTAGGAACCTTAAGGAAGGCCTAGGTGCTGGTGTGCAAGCCTTCAACCAAGGTTACGACGACCGTACTAACAAGGATCGGGAACTCAATCAGCCCAAGGTCACCCCTCTGGCCGATGGTGCCTTCACGCTCCTACAGTTCTCCAACGGGACTCAGAAGGTCGTCAAGAACTCTGAAGTCGCAGGCTACCTCAACCAACAAAAGATCGACGCAGCGAAGGCCAAGGGAGACGCAATTGTCC